GGTGCCGCCGGCGCGATCGTCACCGCAGCCGCCCCGCCGCTCGGCCAGCAGGTCGGCGTCGCCCTCACGACCGCGACTCAGCCTGCCCTGGCTGAAGTCTTCATGGTTCGATAAGGAGCCCCTGACATGCCGACCACTTACCCCCCGGCGTCCCCGACGCTCAGCGGTGACAACGTCACGATCAGCAGGTTCCTCCAGAACCCGACCCTCGTGGCACGCCGCCTCCGTACCCTGCTCGAGCAGCGGTACATCGCCGATGCTCTGCTGACCGGTCGTTTCACCGTCTCTGGTGGCGCCGTGCAGTACGAGACCGGTGAATCGATCTTCGGTCCGGACAACCCGCGCGCCACGGCGCCTGGCTCGGAGTACCCGCTGACCAACCTCGCGAACGGCACCGCCTCCTTGGCGAAGACCGTCAAGTGGGGCTCCGATGCGCTGATCACCGACGAGGCGATCAAGCGTCAGAACATGGATCCTGTCGAGCGGGCTTTCATGAAGCTCGTGAACACCAACGTCAAGTACGTCGACTCGGTCGCTCTGTCGGCGATCTCTTCCGCGGTGACGCAGACCTTCGTCGCTGGGACCGGCGACGGTTCCGGTGCTGGACTGTGGACCGCCGCAGCCACGACTGCCCAGGATATCCTCTCCGATGTCCTGGTGGCTCGGGCCAACATCCTCACCCTCAACAACGGCTACGACCCGAACACCGTCGTGGTCAGCGACACCGTGTACGCGCTGGCTCTCGCCAAGTTCGTGGCCGCTGGCTACTTCGCTCGGGAGACCGACTCGGCCAACCCTGCGCTCACTGGCAACTTCCCGGTGATCGCGGGCATGCGGTGGCTGTCCACTCCGAACCTGCCGGTTGCTTCGGCGGCGCTGGTGCTGGATTCCACTCAGCTCGGTGGCATGGCTGACGAGGCCCTCGGTGGCCCCGGCTATTCGTCTGCTGGTGGTGTCGGTGTCGAGGTCAAGACGATGCGTCAGGACGAAGAGGACCAGTGGCGGATCCGGTGCCGCCGGGTCACCGTCCCGATCGTGCTCGAGCCTGCGGCTGCGTACAAGATCACGGCCGTTTCGGCATGACCGACTATGTTGCGACTGCTCCGCTGGTTATTGCAACCGACGAGCAGGGCGCGCGGCACCACCTCTACGAGGGGTCGCCGCTGCCGGCCAACATCAGCAAGGACGAGGTGAAGCGCCTCTCGGATGGCGGCTTCATCGCGTCCCCGAAGGTGAAGAAGGCTGAGCCGAAGGAAGGCGAAGCCCCCGCCGGCAACGCGTCCCGCGAGGTATGGGCCGAGTTCGCCAAGGGCAAGGGCGCTCCGGACGAGGAGACCCGCGAAGGCGGACTCTCCCAGACCGAGCTCCGCGAGAAGTACGGCAAGTGACCTGATGGGAGCTGGCGAGCATGGCTGACATCGCTTCGTTGCCCGAGTTCGCCAGCTTCATTCAGTCCGACGTTGACACCGCGACAGCGAACCTCCTGCTGCTGGATCTCGCTCAGGGCCAGATTGCCGAGAAGATCGGCGATCTGGATCCCTGGCCGGCAACAGCGAAGGCGATCGCGCTGGAAGCGGCAAAGCGGGCCTACGTCAACCCTGACGGCGTGGGCTCGGAGACGACCGGCGGCACAGCGGCTACCTTCCCTGACCGGGGCGTGTACCTCACCGATGCCGAGGTGAAGCGGCTGCTGGAGTGGCTGAACGGTCCGGGCGGTTCCACGACGGGTCAGCCGCAGGGCTGCTTCCCGGAGGCGCGGGCCTGGCCTGATCCGGTGGAGTGCTGGTACTGAAACATCCGTCCTGGGGACTGACTAGAAAGATCGATCCCCATGAAGGCAAACGACTCTGTCCCCGTAACCCCGGGCGCTGGTGAGCCGATCGCTGTGCAGACGGTGGACAGCAAGCAGCACCAGGTGACGATGGTCGCCGACGTCGACGGTCACATCCGGGGTTCTCTGCCGACCTGGGGTCTGGTCATCCCGCCGTCCGCAGTAGGTGCTTCCAAGATCTACTTCGACCTGTTCAACAGTGTCGCTGCCACGACACTGCGGCTGCGGAAGCTGTTCGCGATAGTCGCCACCGATGTCGCGGTGACGGGCGTAGTGGGCGTCAGGGTCGACACGATGCGCACCAGTGCGGTCGGCACCGCTGGTACGGCTGCCGCTACGACCGCGAGCGCATCGAAGACCGCGGCGGGGTTCTGGCCGTTCACCCCTGGCAACACCCTGCCGGCGGGGATCACGGCCCGCGCGATACCGACCGGTGGCGCGACGGACGAGCAGTGGCTGTGGCCGTCGTACCTGTTCACCGAAGAGACGAACGTCTCCAGTCAGGTGTCGCAGTTCTACAACCTGCTGCCCGAGGTCTTCACCGAGGAGTCGATCGAACTCCCCACCGGGAAAGGGCTGAAGGTAGTCCAGGGTTCCGTCGCCTCCGTGGGATCGATCGGGTTCCTGGCGGTCTTCTCGATCGAGCAGTAGCCATGTTGCTCCTGCTCGCCGGATCGTCTGGGGGAGGGCCCGTGCCAGTCGCACTCCGCTCATCCACCACCACTGGCGTCGGTGACTCCAACAGCAGTTCCTGCGTCATCGCGGTCCCATCCGGCGCGGCCGTTGATGACATCGCCGTCCTGATCCTGGAGCAGTGGGAGTCCGGCAACCCGACGGTCACCTACCCTTCCGGGTTCACCGAGAAGATCAATGCCGTCTCAGGTAGTCAGAAGACGAAGATCGCGTGGAAGCGGTTGACCGCCGGGGATACCGGCAACTACACGATGACGTGGACCGGCACTCAGTTCAACCAGGCGCATTGCCTGATGATCTCCGGTGCCATCACCACCGGGGATCCGTTCGAGGCGACGAACACCGCGAACGGGACAAGCACTACGATTCCCTCCACTTCGGTGACGATCGCCACACTGGCGTTCCTGATCCACGTCTACTCGAACGAGAACTCGTCCACGGGCACACCCCCGACGAGCTTCACCGAGCAGCATGAGAGCAACTACCTCAAGACGAACTACCGGATCCCCGGCGCGACCGGTACCTACACGGCGACGGGTGCGACGCAGTCCACCTCCACCCTCGCCGTGGTGGCGCTCGCCGCGATCATGCCCGCAGCGGGCGGTGGCACCACCGGAACCGCCGCGGTCACTCAGGCCAATCACACTTCCGCCGCCTCCGGGCAGTTGGGCTACACAGGCACCTCTGCGGCGACGCAAGGCGCGAACACGTCCACTGCTACCGGAACCGTTTCCGGTCCCGTCACGGGCACCGCAGCGGCGTCCCAGGCCAGCCAGACGGCTAGCGCCGTAGGGAAGCTGGGCTACTCCGGCACTGCCGCCCCTTCACAGGCCGCGAGCACCGCGACTGCGTCAGGCAAGCTCGGGTACAGCGGCACCGTCGCCGTCACGCAGGCGAACCAGGCGGCAGCCGCGAGCGGCCAACTCGGGTACGCCGGCTCCGCAGCCGCGAGCCAGGCGTCGAACACGGCATCGGCGTCGGGTGTCTTCACTGCCGGTGGCTCGTTCGCCGGGACCGTCGCGGTCACGCAGGCCAGCCAGACATCAGCCGCTACGGGAAAGCTCGGCTACAGCGGGACGGTGGCTACCACGCAGGCGGCCAACACGTCGTCTGCAGCTGGCGCGGTCATCAACCCGGTGACGGGCACAGCAACCGCCACCCAGGCGAACCAGACCGCTGCAGCCTCGGGCATCCTCCGCTACACCGGCGCGGTCGCGGTAAGCCAGGGAGCTAACACCGCGGTCATTCAGGGCGTGGTCTTCATCCCGATCACCGGGACTGTTGCCGTTGCTCAAGCGAACCAGACCGCTACCGCCACAGGCTCCGCACTCGGCGACATCGTCATCCGGCTAGACATCGGCCGGACATCGCGCGTCGCATCCGGCATCACGCCGCGTCCGTTCACGACTGTTACACCGCGCCCCTGACCGGCGCGCTGACTAGGGAGGTCCATCATCGCGCTCTCATACAGCACCGCGATCCGGAATGCGCAGCTCGACCAGATCACCACTGCGGTGGGCACAACCGCGAAGCTCCGCATCTACAGCGGCACCCGTCCGGCGAACGTGGCCGCGTCGATCACCGGGACACTGCTGGCGGAGTTGACATGCAACGCGACCTTCGCGCCTGGTGCGGCGAGCGGTGTGCTGACCTTGAACGCGATCACGTCGGACGCGTCAGCTGATGCGACCGGCACCGCCACCCACTTCCGGCTGTGGAACTCCGCCGGCTCTACCGCCATGGTTGACGGCGACGTCAGCACGTCGGGCGCGGACCTGAACCTCAATAGCGTTTCACTCACCGCAGGCGGCAGCGTCGCTGTGACCAGCTTCACCATCACCGCTGGCAACGCCTAGCCCATGAGGTTCCGTGACGTCGTGACGGTGGTCCGGGCAGGCACAACCGCCTCCCCCGATGGCGGAGACCCGCTTCCCAACTGGGCCACCGCCACGACCACGGACTACCCCGGTGAACTCCAGCCGCTGTCGTCCACTGAAGACGTGGTGGCGCAGCAGCGGACGGACTCCACCCACCGGGCGTTCCTGCCCGCGAACGCGGACGTGAAGGCCACCGACCGGCTACGTCACCTCGGCCTGGACTACGAGGTCGATGGAGCGCCCGAGGTCTGGCGGGCGCGCGGCCGGGTCCATCACGTCGAAGCCCTGTGCTTCCGGATTGTCGGCGGGTGATGGTATGCCAACCCCGGTCCTGCCTGACCCGGTAATCGCAGCAAGGACGGCACTTCTCGCCCAGCCGACGCTGACCGGCCTGATTGCCCAGCGCATCTACTACGCGATCC